TTTTGTATTAGGTGCAGGTATATCTGTTTTACCGAATGGTGCATTTGCTTATGCAGGTATTAAAAAAGAATTACCTGATGTTGTTGAAAAGAATCTGCCTAAAGGTAAGAATATAGAAAAATTTACAAAATCTATAGGTGAATCTGATGAAACTATTTCCCCAGAACCTATTAGTAATACATGGAGAGATAAGATTGTTAGAAGAGGTTTAGATTTATATAATCCTTTTGCGATATTACAAAAAAAAGTTAGAGGTATAGGGGAATCAGAAGAAGCTCTAGCTAAAGCCCTAGACAAGAAAAAAGAAGTTGGGGGTGTGGCTAAATCAGAAAAAGCTCTAGCCATTGAATACCAAAAAGGTGGAACAAAGATTACCTTAAAAGAAGGTGATAAAATTTATGATAAAAGAATTGATCCTGTTTCTAATCCTTATTATCAATTTAGATTATTAAGTAATTCCACAGCCAGAGCTGAAGATTTTATTTCTGATGGAGTTAAATTACCTGAAGGTGTTTATGGTAGAGTTGAGACTGTAGACGGAACTACTGTAGGTATTAATGAATTTACTCCTACAGGCAATAAAGGAATAGTTGATGTCATTAAACCTTTTGATGCAAAGGGTGAAGCTGAAAGTTTATTACTTTATGTAGCTGCAAAAAGAACTAAAAATATTATAGACAGCTATAGTAAAAAACCTAAGGATAAAAGAGGTCGAATACCTACTACCCCAATGGATTTAAAAACAGCAAGAGAAATGATTGATTGGGTAGAGTTAGACGATGCTAGTCATATAGCTAAATATGGAGAAGTATCCAATAGATCCAGAGATTTAGATTATCGTCAAGCAACTAATGATTTAGTAAAGTATTTAGATGATTTATTGGCATATCAAGTACGTTCTGAGATCATATCTCCTGAGGATGCGTTAAAAATAAAAAAGGCAAACCCTATCTATATTCCTTTTTATGGATTTAGACAAATGGAAGATACAGGAGTTGTTCCTTCTTTTAGAGGAACTTTAAAATCAATAAAAGCTCCCGGTAAAAAAAGAGTAAAGACAGTAAAAAAAGGTCAAATAAACCCTTTCTTTACAAGTATTATAGAGTATAGTGTTGGTTCTGTTGTTGCAGGAGATAAGAATAGAGCCAAAGTATCTCTTTATGATCTTATTGATGAAGGTGTTTTGAAGGGTAAAATAGGTAAAGACGAATTAGTCAAAAAAGTTAGTTCGGTAAAAGTCGGTTATGCAGAAGTATTAACAAAAGATTTAGTTAAAAAATTAGATAATATGGGTATTAAAATATCTAAAGATGATTTAAATCTCAAGGATACTTTTACTACTGCTGCTTTTTTAAATAATTTTGAAACCAGAGATGGTAGGTTTATTGATGTTGTTTTTAGAAAAGGTAAAGCAGAGTTCTATGAAGTATTAGATAAGTCTTTATTAGAAGCCTATCAGTCTACAGGAGGTTTAGTAGACACACAAGGTTGGAAAATATTTGAGGCGTTTTCTAGATTACCTGCAAAAGCTATTACTTACTCACCACCTTTCGTTGCGTTTAACTGGATCAGAGATAGCCTGAGTGCTACTATCAATTCTTCATTTGGTTTTATACCTATTTATTCTAGCTTAAAAGGATTCTTTAAAACCTTTGGTGGTCGTGTTGATCAAAAAGGTTTTATCAATATGTTCAAAAAAAATGATGACTATAGAAAAGCCTTAGTCAATGGAATGGGTTATGCATCTAGAGGAGAAATAGAAAGACTAGGAATTAAGTTTGAAAACTATGGTAAAACTTTAGCTAATGCTCATTACAAAAAATCATTAAACAATGTATTTACTAGATTCCTATCTAAAGGTGCAAGAGGTTATGTAGAATTAGTAGGAAGAATTGAATATGCATCTCGATTAGCTCATAGAGAACTGGCTAAAAACAGAGGCTTTAGTGAAATAGCTGCATCTTTTGCAGGTAGAGAAGTATCTACTGACTTTGGTATGAGAGGTTCTAGTAGATTCTTACAAGCCTACTCTAGTATTACCATGTTCTTAAATGCAGGATTACAAGGGTTTTATAGAGGTGTTAGAGCCATAAAAGAAAATCCAAAGAAATCTATACCTATGATTGGTGCTACTATTGTTGCTCCTGAATTAGGTTTATGGCATATGCTTAATGGTAGAACAGAGTATGAAGAACTACCTGATGAGATTAAACAATTAAACTATACTATACCTTTATTCCAAGAAGATGTCGGTGATGGTTCTCATTTAAATAAAGATGGAACTAGAAGAATAAAAGATTTTCTCTTAATACCAAAGCCTTATGATTTTGGTGTATTTGCTAATATTGCAACAGCTATTGCTGAAGGATTTAAAAAGAATACTCCTGCAGTTACATATGAATATGCTATGGAATCATTAGCTAGAGTACTTCCGGGATACAATCAAGGTACAGTAGTTGCTTTACCTACTGTAGCTAATCCTTTCTTTCAATTAGCATTTAATACTAACTGGACAGGAAGTCCTATTATTCCATACAATATGGAAGAATTAGCAGAAGTAGATAAAAATATAGTTATCAAAACTAATACCAGAGAAAGTGCTATCAAAATGGCTAGACTATGGAACAATATGGTAGACGGATTTGGTCCTAAAGTAACACCTATTACAGTAGACTATGTCATGAACTCATATCTTACAGGATTATTAAGTTATCCTGCAGACTTAGCTGATGCGATTATCTATGATGAAAACTTATTTGGTGAAAGAGTAGATGAAAGATCAGATAGAGCTGACTTTGCTAGAAAACCTTGGACTATTGTAACAAGAAGATTCCAAGCTAATACTCCTGTAAAAAATAGTAAATACTTACAGAAATTATATGATATTTATCAAAGGGCTAAAAAAGAATCAACTGCTCTTTCAAAGAAACTAGGGGATAAAAGACTTCTTTTAGAAATAATAGGAACTGATGATGTTAATTTAACTAATAAGAAAGCTGTAGAATACATGGCTATATCTCCTTTCTTATCTGATGTCGTATCTAAGTTAGCTGAATTAAGAAAGCTAAGACTAAATATTAAATATGATAAAAGTTTATCAGGCTCTGAAAAAAGAACCCAGATAGATGAGATCATAGCCATTGAAAATGAAATAGCAGAAAAGACTATCAAAGCTATTTATAATTCTAATTTAGACTCAATAACAAAGACTGTGTTTGGTGTTACTGATGATGATCCAAATGCAGAAGCAATAAGGTTATTTGGTGGTGAGTAATTTTAGAAGTTATCGAGCTGTTGAAAAGCTCTTTATGGACAATCCTAATTTAGTCAATGCATTTAAATCTAGTCCTATATTTTCTTTAGGATTTGAGCCTAGTGCATTAATTCAATATTTAGAAAATCCTATTCAATCAAATAAAGTTAATTTATACGACACCCCTTTACAAGGAGCTTATAGCCCAAATGCACCTAAAGGTCGTTCCATATTAGCTAAAGAAGCAGAAAAACGGGATATGGAGGAGTATGTTTATACAAATCCTTTAGATAGAAACTATATTGATAAAATGGATCGGATGTTAGAAAAACCTGAAGATCAATTAGAAATGTCTAGGGAAGAGTTTGATAATTTAAAAAATTATATGGGATCAGATAACTACACTCATAGTACTATGTTTGAAGAGTTTTTTCATAGAGGTATGCGACAGATAGATCCTGAAATAGGTAATGACGATCAGGATATGTTATTAAGTGCATTAAGAATAAAAAATGCACCTGATGATCTTAAAGATTCTATGAAAAAATTTGTTAAATATATGGAAAGAGGATTACCTACTAAATCAGCTTATAATGCCATAGAAGAATACGAACAAAAAGCTAAAGAAGTATTGGATAAAAAAACTGAAGGCTACACTACAGGTAAGCGTAAAGGTTTATTACAAAAGGCATTAAATATATTTAAATAGAGGAGAACATGAATAACAAAGATATAACAAACGCACAAACAGAAGCAAACATTAAGCAGTCTATTGGTGATTATGATTTTAAATCATTAGCCAATCAGTATGCGTCTACTCCTATGACTAGAGATATCCGTAAGGATGTGCCAAGTACACCTCCTACAGAAAGACAAACATTAATGGGAGTTAGGGATAAAACACCTGAAAATCATATGATGGCGTATATTACTCCAGAGGAAGGTGAATTATTAAGAAGAGCAGGTGGTAGTGGTAATATGACACCTGAAGGTATTCCTATGTATGCAAATGATCTTACTGCTGATGAAATGGAAGATGAATTAAAAGAATCTGAAACTAATTACAAATCTATCATGGACAAAGTCTACAAGGAAGCAGAAGAACGATTATCTCCTGAAACAAGAGATAGACTTTTACAAGAAGCGATGGAACAGAATAGAAAGCTAGAAGCTAGTGATGACTTTGGTGGATCAATGTCTAATGAAGCTGCTAGTAATCGAGTAAATTTAATGTATGACGCTTTGTTAGAAGATGAGTTATCTAAATATGGACCACCCGATTGGTTAGTAGAGATGAGGGAAAAAGTACAGAAAATACCTGCTAAACTTAAATCCTTAATGGGAAGATTTGCTGATTAAACAGTAGCAATTAATTTTCTTAGTTCATCCTCAATTCTAGGTGCTGTAGATTTACAGTGATTAATAATAGCTGCTAAAGTATAGCTATCATCATAGGTTTTAAAAGTCTTTAAACTTTGTACAAGTTTTTCAGGATTGATCCATTCGTGATCAACAACAATACAATTATCTCTGTTTAGGGAAATGGTTAAGATATATAAAGGGGAGGTTTCATTGCCTCCCCTTTTTTTATTCTCACTTAGATTTTTTATCATCTTTTTGTGCAATAAAATCTGCACCAATGTTTTTGTCTATTGACTTTAGACCAAACAAAAGATTAATTAATTGAAATACTTCTGCATAAGGTCTTGAGAACATATACTTTAAAATATCTTGCCTTGTTCTCTCTGGCAAAATAAAGTTAGGGCTTGGTTCCATTGTGTATTTCTCCTGCTATTCCTGCATATCCTGCCATATCAACATAATTGTCAATACTTCCAGTACCTAATTGTGTTCTTGCAATCTTTAATAAAATCATCATTAAAGCTACATCTTCAGGTTTTATATTTATTCTAAGATAAGCCCCCCAAAGTCGAGCAATATTCTCATGATTAGCTTTCTTACTACCATAAGTAATCGCTCTTTCATCTGACACTATCTTAGAGGCTTGTTGTAAAAGCTCTGATGCGTTGTTCATTTTCCGTACGTTCTCCTTATATCTTGAATACTATATTGGGATAGATCATAGACACCTTTATGTACATTATGTTTTACGACTAAACCTTTCCACCATAAAGGTAGAGTGGATTTAGCATAAGGCTCGTTATGATCTAAATAACATCCTGCACATAAGCCCATGATATGTTTGCCTTTAGGAGTTCCTCTAACAGCATGATCCCATGTATGAGAGTGACCTACTGTTGCTGACTGATAAGTTTTCTTGAGAAGCCCAGAAGCGATATGCTCTCCACTAATGGGCTTTCCCAAGACGCCAGAAGGAAAGTGATGACAATACAGTATCCCGTCTATTTCTACGGGTTTTTCGTATGGGTGATACTCCCACCCAAAATCCTCAAATCCTATATCTCTTACTGCCATTTTGCCATCTAGTTCAGGATTACTCTCGACAAATCTTGTTATTCGATGTTCATGATTACCACCTAACATGACCATTCTTGTTCTATCTTTACCATAAGCCTTATTAAATTTTTCTAAGGCATCTTGAGCATAATCAATTTCTTTTTGGTATCTTCTGTTTTCAAAAGACATCGAACCTCTATCAAAGTGAGATAGAGAATCCATATTTACCCAATCTCCTAAGCATATAATAACGTCTGGCTGTACATCTTTGGCTAACTTTCCAGCCCATGTAAAGCGATCATTGGATACTCCAACTTTACAATGGGGATCTGGAATGACTAAGTGTTTCTTCATTAATGAAGTCCTTTCTTTAAGGATTTAAAAAATTCCTTAATGTCTATTACTTTTCCTACGTTTTGTTTCTTTTGTTGTTCTTCTTTAGCTTCTTCTTCCATATATCTAATACCTTGAGTAAAGACATATTCTGGCTGTTCAATAGCTAACTGAACCATTCCTCGTGCAATAGTACAACACATATAGTATTGCTCATTGTCCTCGGATTCTTGTTTATCCTCTGATATAGTACAGGCAAATCCTGCATCAGTAGGATCTAGAGTGACGTTTACAGAAGGCACAAACGACATTTTACTTCTAGGCATTGTCATTCTCCTTTGGATTACTAATCTCAGTGTACCATAACCATTTAGGATTTTTACCCTGAGATTGTTGTTGAGGTGCGTACTTTAATCCGTCTCCCCAACAAGGTTTTTTATAAGGACAATAACTGCATGTTCTGCCCAGTACTCGATTGCCAGTAGCTTTTCTGTTGAAATATTCTGGCTCATCCTCGAAGCATCGCTCAAATTTCTTGTTTGAGTTTACTGCGTGAATTGTTTCTTTTGCTTTATCAATAGCTTCTTTTTCATAACGATCACTTATTAAAGGTGTTTCAGTAAGAGTCCATTCTCCAGTACTTTTATTAATAGCAATCCAACCACCAAACTTAGAGTCAGACGCCTTTGCATAGAGGAAGCCTTGTGCCACATAACCAAACGCATCGTCTTGATATATAGCATCAAACCCCCCATTTTCACCAAACTTATTATCAAAAGAATACTGAGATGTACTTTTAATATCCCATATCTTATCCTCAATCTTAACATCAAACTGCCCTTCTACAGAATCACCATTAAATTTATATTTAACTTTTTCTTGTTCAGCTTGAATTTCTATACCTGCAGCACTCATAACAGCAACAGCAGCAGCCTCAATTAAGTCACCAAACAGATTTCTCATTTTAGCATGGTAAGGCATACCCTCACCTTTGATGCCCCTTTTTTCCATTTGTAATTGACATAGAGGTCTGCCGATGTTGCTCATCCTTACTTTAAAGGAAGGATCTCTTTCTTGAGTAAATTGTTTTTTAAATGCTTGAATACAATCTTCTCCAAACTTTTTAATTACCTCGTCAGAAATCTTGACAGAACCCTTGTTAGATTCTGCCAAGAACATCTGAACTTTGTTGAGTATTGAGGAACTCATTAGTTAGCGAATGCTTCCTCAGGATCAATATCTTCAACAGTTTTCATCACTCTTTCAGCATTTTTTTCTGAATGAGCAGATGCTTGTGCCTTCTTCCAAGACTCGACTACTTTTTTATTTTCATCATCGATGAGTTGAGAGAACATCTCCATTGTTTGTAGGTCTTGTTTAGAAAACGCAATTTCTTTATCTTCAACATTTAGTATTGGAGTATACCAAACGGTTGAACCATTCTTCTGTCTTTTACCACCCATTCGTAGGTGTATATTCTGCATAAGTTTTCCACGATTTTTAATAGATTGAATGATATCTCCTACAGGCTTAAAGCTAGTACCACTAACTCGCCATAGTACAGGCACGTTCTTAACCTCTACAGGTTCACCTTCAGCAGTCGTAGCATCCATTGTCAATAGACCATAGATTAATCGATAGCATTTAATATTCTTCTGTAGTTCAATCTCTACATCACTAAGGCGATCTTTGTCTTTACCAATAACCTTACCACATCTCAATGTACCTTTTGTATCTAGAGGTTCATCTTTCCAAGATTTAAAGATAATTGAACTATGAGGATAGTTATTTTTCTCTGGATCATATTCCATGTATTGATAGGAATTGATAAAAGGTCTAAATAAAGTCTTACCTTCTTTTGTACCATAGACTCTTGATTCAGACTCAGGATTATAGATTGTGTAAACACCTGAGGGGATAGTATTTCCGTCATCATCCTCAGCATCTTTATTGATTGATAATCTCGGTAAAGTATTACCTCCACTTGACGAGTCATCTTCTTGACCTGTCAGTCGCATTATTTGTTCTTTACTTAACGTATCGTAATTAGATAATTCTGTACTCATTAATTAGTACTCCTTTCAAATTATTATATAACTTATCCACAGCTTTGTCAATAGATAAGATCATACGCCCACACCCTCGCCATATGATATCGTTAGCCTACGATTTGAGAACACTTCCTGCATAGTAATTCTAATACCCATCAAGCTAACCCCATGTCCAACCAGTTCTTACCTATTTTTACTTCTACATCTAAAGGTACATTGAAGTCAATATCATAAACATCTTTAAGTGTTTTTGTTACATCTAACGCACCTTTAGTGCAAATCTCTTTCATTATTTGTTCTTCCCCCGGATATACATCGATGACAATAGAGTCATGAACTGTATTAATTAATAAACTTTTTACATTCTTTTGTTCCATTAGAATATCTACATTGATACATGCCATAGGAACAATATCAGCAGTCGCAAACCCTTGAACAGGGTAGTTCTTTATTTGTGTGCCATAACTTGAACCACCCCATTCTTGCCTTTTCGCATAAGGAAAGGCGTACTCACGACCAGTGGGCAACTTTACAATCTTGTATTTAATAGCTTCATTTTGTAGTTTCTCATGCCATTTAGCTATATCTTCATACTTCTCTAAGAAGGTTTTATAATATCGTCTTTCATCGTCTGTACCTGACATACCACCATACAAAGGTTTAAAAGTATGGGCTTTAGCATCTTGTCTAGAACAACCGATAATATCTGCTGTAAATTGGTGAACATCTACACCATTTTCTATATCTTCCATACCCTTAATATCCTGAGCTAAGAATACAGCAGTTCTAAATTCTAGCTGTGCATAGTCTATTTCCATGATATGACCATTCTCCCAACGAGATATAATAGCTTTTCTAATAGGAAAAGTAGTACCTCTAGGTTGGTTTTGGAAGTTTGGGTCTTGACTAGCTAATCTGCCTGTTACTGTTCTATGCTGTAAAAATCTAGGGTAAAGCATACCTGACTCTCTAGTATGCCGTTTTAAGCCGTTTACAAACGATTTTAGATAGGTTTCTAAGGCACTGTGCCTGATTACCTTACGGATAAATTCTATGAGTTTCTCGTTCCTTGAAGTGCGTAAAATCTTTAATAAGGTATCCTTATCAGTCTTGAAACCCCCTAAGGATACATCCGATATAGTCTTTGGGGATATTCCAAATCCTGCAGGTTTATTAAGATTATGATAGACCACACCTTTGGTACCACATTTAGTGCATTTACTTCTTTTGACATAGGGTTCTTTATTTTTCTTATACTTTTGGATAGTTCCTACACCTTCACATGCATCACATTGTTCTGCCTTAGTTTTAAAGATAGGCTGAGTGTGTTCCATAATTAGTTTTTGGAATTGTAAGTTTGTTAGTCTAGGTCTTTTCTTTGCCTTTTTAGTATCTTTATCTGTTCCAATATTAAATACTTCCGACCATTTATTTTTATCAATAGGTTTTACACCATAGAACAACCAAGATAACTGCTCACTACTAGAAGGATTAATTTGGGTATCTCCCATATGTTCCCATATTGTTTCATTGATATCCTTTTTAACAACAGCCAATTCATCTTGAAATTCTTTTTCAATAGAATTAAGTTTCGATATGTCAATTTGAATACCATTAGATTCCATTTTTATAAGTGTCTTACAAAATTCATTAACCATTTTAACAGTCTTAATCATGCCTGAGTTTTTCTTGTCTTTGAAATCTTGCATTTGAGATTTAAATAAACTTCTTGTAACAATAACGTCTTTTCGACCATACTCATCTACAATGTTAATGGGTATATGTTCAAAGCTAATATTTTTTTCTAAGTATTCATCTACAATATCAGACTTCTGTTGAATACGTCTACGCAAACAAGAATCTTTTAATGAAAAACCTTTAGGAAAATGTCTAGCTAAAATATACTCAGCCAACATAGTATCATAGACTTTTCCTTCATAAGTAAATCCTGCTTCTTTCAACCACATCAAGTCAAACTTTATATTGTGGGCTACTAACAATGTAGTCTTGTCAAGAATATCTTGTATCTTTTGTTTTACATTTGGATCTTTTTCAAAAGGCTCAGTATGATATAGAAAAAAGTATTCATCATTAATACCAATACTCACTATTCTATTCAGAGGATTCTTAGGTGATGCATCTTTATCACCATCTTTATCAACCTGAAAAGTAGTTTCTATATCAAATACTGTTATCATACATCATACCTAGATAATTCTGGAATAATGGTACAAGGTATTACACCATGCCAACCTGTCATTTTGTTTTTACTGACTGCAATACTTCTCAAGTTTTCATCAGTGTCTAACAAATTTCTATAACCGATACCAAGAATTAAATCAGCTTCTGCTGCCTTTCCTGTTTTACTATTTTCCATCATATCAAACGATATGTCAAGTTTACCAGATGCCTCTGCCGATGCTTGTGATATTGCTAGGATACAACAATCTCTGCGTTTAGCTATCTCTCTAGCCCCTGTGTAGATAGCTCGTAACTTTTCATCTGTTCTTGCAAAGTTTCCACTTACATGAACTTTATCTAACTGATCGATAACTAATATATCAGGCTTAGTTTCAGCAGCCAAAGAGTCTACCTTATCTAAATTCCAATCTACTGTATCAGCAATATGAATATTATCTTTTATCTCTGCCCATTTCTTTGAAGCAGTTTCAGGATCTTGCTCTACATCATGGAGTGTCATGCCTGTAAAAGAGTTGATAATCCTCATTTTTGTACGATATCCTGATTCTTCATTCACAAGGGCTACAACCTTTGCCCCTTGGTGGGCGAATCCGTTTTCATTAGCAACCAAACTAACCCAAAAAGCAGTCTTACCACTTTCAGGTCTAGCAAAGACTACAACAAGATTGCCCGGACCCACACCACCAACACGTTCAGCTAAAGATTCCAAATTAAATTTATACTTACTTCTATCTTTTAAACATTCTAAGAGTTCATGAATATCGGAGGTTACAAATTCATAATCCTCTTTACTCAAATTATCTTTAGCCGAATCTAGTAAATTTTGTATATCATTAAAACCACCATCTCTACCATTAAATATTTCGGTGGACAATACTGCTATCTGTTGTGCAATATTTCTTTTATGTAAAGAAGATAATATCTCTGATGCTATCTCCTTATCAGAATCTTTTTCTTTTTGTATTTCCTCAATGAGGTTTCTAAAATTATCTCTGGCTGTTCGTGTGAGTGCAGGGTTGTAAACATCTACGTGTAATGATTCTACTTCTGGCAAAGTTAAATCTTTTTGTGATTTGTTATGGGCTTTTGTTATTGTTTCATAAAGATTTCCTGTTCCATTGGTAAACATACCTTTGGATACTTTTCCTTTATTCTTTTCATAGAAATCCTTATTAAGTAGCAGTTTTATTAATTGTTTTTCTATCATTTTAATCCTTATAATCTGGTTCTTCAATCCTCATTTGCATATAAGATTGATCATATTGTATACCATATTTCTTTAAAAGCAAAACCTTAGCTTTTTGTTTTGCTTCCTCAAAGAAATCTCGAGATATGCCTCTAACTTCTATATCTTCGATTGGTATCTCAACAGTAATTAATAAATTGTGTGTTTTCATTAGTATTTAAAACGTACTGGGTATTCTTCTTCGTATTCATATTCATTTAAATAATTTTCACTCTTTTTACATTTATCACATATTCTGTGAAATTTGTTATGAGAGTCAAATTGTTTAGTGCAAGACATACATTTTCTTTTTTGTGTAGACCTCCACTGAAACTCTTTCGTAGTATTTTTAGCATCTTCTCGCATCAATGGATTTTCAGCTCTATTGATCGCAGCCCATTCTAATTCGTAATCTATTTCCATAGTACACATTCCCTTTCAAAGTCTTGTTCAAATTCATCTATGATCTTATCACCAACTTTTTCTTTTAGCAAATCAATCAAACCATTGAACATGGCTTTTTTAACATTACCAACTGTCAAATCATGTGTAGTGTTAATGATATAACTTCGGTATCCTGTTTCTGTAAAAGGTAGTCTATATTTTTTTGGTGGTCGACAACCTGTAAATTCTTCATCTATAACATTATCTAAATCTCTATGTTCAAATGACATAAACCAAACAACATGTCGATCTCCTGTGTCAATAGTAATGTCCAAGACATCATTTAATTGTGCTAGGACAGGTTTATTCATAACGTCTAAAACCCTTGAAAATATTGGGTTTCTTGAGTTATTCTCTCTAGTATAAGTTAGTTTAGTGGTTTCATCCATGTTGGTTTTTCCCTTCCTTTACTCCAACGAGCAAATCTGATTTTATCACCACGATAATAGTTTCTGTATGCTGTCACGTAATCTTTTGTTTTGTATTGATCAGGCATACATTGTGGTGGTTCTGTAAAAGTACTACTAGGGATATCTCTCTTGTAGTTATTATCTACAATAGCATTAATAACACTAGCAGATTTGTGTTCCTTATCATATCGATAAGTATATTCTTCTGCAATAGCACGTGCATGATCTAATGCCCATACAAAGTTTTCTCTACTCCCACTTACCCAAATAGTCATTGGGTGTTTGGGATATGCCTGTTTGTATATCCCTGTTGATATACCAATAGTATATTGGTGAAGTGCTGTTGATAACATCTGAGCAGTTTCCAATAACATTTTAGGCACATGCTTATCACAAAGGTACTCAGCAGCAACTTTGGGATCTTTATCTATAAAAAATATATTCATAGGTTTATTATATCCCTTTTCTTTTCGTATGACAAATCATATAAACATTTCCTTTATCTTTTCTTTTTCAAAGTATTTAAGATCATCTTCAAGTATCTTAACTTCACTAGGAATAAAGTATCTTAGTTTATTGGATATGGCAAATGATTTGGTTGTTGCATCTCGATCTAAGGCAACAATAACTTTTCTGAATTTAGTTTTCAATATCGGGATATAACTGTCTGGTAAAGATGTACCCATTAGAGCTACGCCAGTATGGATTTCAGAAACAGCACAAGCTGAGGCACAGTCCTCAACCAGTACAGCTATATCACTATCGCCACAAATGAATGGCGTTTCCTTTTCCCCATAAATATACCATTTGGGGTAAACTTTTGAATTAAGACCTCGACCTATTGCACCACGAATATTTTTATCTTCATCCTGAATTAGAAATGCAATTCTATTTTGTCGAGGATCATACATGAAGGAGGCTTTTCCTTTTTTATATGCGTCATAACAATTATTTTTTCTTATGTAATCAATACACTTTTCATTTGATAAGATAGAGGTAAACTGTGGGGGTACAGAGAAACTTTTCCTTTTCCTTTTCATTTCCTCGTCACTACGGTCATAGTTTTCTATCGTAGCTTGTACATCTTCCATAGTCAGTTTGCCTGTGTGTTTTCCACGAGCATTACATGACGCATGAAAGCAATACCACGATAATTTAGAATTATTCTTTTTGATTATAAATGTATTGGAATGAGTACAGAATGGGCAATCCATTCGTATGTCGCAGTCAGCATGAGCAATGCTTTCCACAACTGCTAGTTGTTTCTGAAAATCCATGACCATAGGTATATACCATAAAACAGAATTTGTCAAATGAGATAAAAAAAAGGGCGACTGGTAAAAACCAATCGCCCTAAGTTATTCTATATAGATTTAAAATGATCTGACTTAGGAACTCTTGCTTACGTTGTGAAATAGTCACGACTTATTAGTATCGATAAGGTTCTGCAGAAGCGAACGATACGACAGTCAATCACAATCCCATATCAGAATCATAAGGTACTTTGCGTTGCGTTTGAGTTTATACTAGGTTACGAACCCAAAACCTACCAAATGGCTTACACCTAGTTTAGCACTGCTAAATGAAACACTTAATAGCTTTTTAAATGTTTCACTTAAAAGT